GTCAATAACAGGAATGTCGGTTCCTGTTGTTGTGTCAGGTGATGTGTCGCTTGGACCAGTGCCGGAAATTGCATCAATTTCTTCAGTCGTCATTCCTAAGTCAATAACAGGAATGTCGGTTCCTGTTGTTGTGTCAGGTGATGCTCCGGTTGTTGGCGATGCCCCGCCACCTGTTGTATCTGTTATCCCGGCATCTGTTCCCGGGCCAGTTGTTCCAACAGGAGATCCAGAGATATCATCGGCGCCTGTTGCGCCGGGCTCATCATCTCCTCCACCAGATGTCGCAACCCCGGTTGTAATCGGGTCTCCATCTGTGGTTGTGTCAGGGCTTCCGCCGGTTGATGTCACTTCTCCCGATGGGGTTTTATCAAAGAAGGCTAGGATGTCTTCAAGGGGTTTTTCCGCCCCAAGGTCGAAGGGGATACCGGGACGTTTGCTCTGTTCTTCTAGTTCTTTTTCGTCGGAACCAATTAATACATTGAGTCGTTTTCCATTATATGCATAACCAAGCTCGTTCGCCCTCGCTTCAAGCTCTGCCGGACTAATCAATCCTGCTTGGAGCTTGGCGACCTCATTTACAAGCGCGGTGTCTGACAGGTCTGCGGCACCCGCGTTCGGAATCGCAAAGCCAATTGCGCTTTCAATGGCCTCTTCTACTGATGAAATAAGTTCATTAACAATGTTTCTATCTGTAATGCCGAGTTTATTTGCCAGTGTGTTCACATTGCTGAGAATACCAAGAGCACCTCCGGAAGTGCCCACTGCAAATGCGCCAGCAACCTCTAACGCACTAACCTTGCCGTCTCCGTTTGCGTCGAGAGTTTTGATGGCTTTTTCTGTAACGAAATCGATAATCTGTTGTTGAGTTGTTGGGTTTTCTGGCTGATCATCGCCACCGTAAATTGCATCAATTTCTTCGGTCGTCATTCCTAAGTCAATAACAGGAATGTCAGTAGGCCCATAGGTAATTTTATCGGCTGGGACCCCATATTGTTTCATCAAATCCCCGAGGCTAATCCCAACATTTGATCCGGGTAGATCGGATGATTCAATGACACCGTAGTGCCAATATTCGGGCGCATAAACAATAGTATCGCGCTCTGAAGTGCCTTCCCCGCCAATTGAAGCTAGTCTCTCATTGACGCGCTTTTGAGCTTCCTTGATGGCCTCTTCGTCAATATAGGTTGTTTCTCCAGTGATTCCGGGGGCTAGGTCTGCGGGAGTGGTTGCGCCCTCATTAAAATCGTCCACTCCCCCGTCCACTTCTTCTTCCGCTTTTTCAGCCGTTCTAATTTCTTTCTCTTCAACAAGTCGTGAAAGAACTTCCGACGCAACGGCAGTGTCAGCATTTGAGTATGTGGCAATAGCCTCATCCAATTGATCATCTGTTAATGATTCCAGACTTGAAAGCCTTGCTTCTTCTGCCTCTCGAGCTTCTTGGTCTTGGTCTTTTCGTCTTTGCTCCTCAGCTTCTGCCGCTAATCTTTCGGTTTCTTGTCTGGCGGCTTCTTGTCTTGCGGCTTCTTCTGCTTCTATTCTCGCTAGCTCAGCCAGTTGCACCTCAAATTTAGCGGCTACTCGTCTAGCGGCTTCTTGTCTGGCGGCTTCTTTTCTGGCGGCTTCTTGTCTGGCGGCTTCAGCCTCCATTTCTGCCTCAAATCTAGCGGCTTCTTCTGCCTCTATTCTCGCTATCTCGGCCGCTAATCTTTCAGCTTCTTGTCTTTCAGCTTCTTGTCTTACGGCTTCTTGTCTGGCGGATTCTTGTCTGGCATACTCAGCCGCCATCTCCGCCTCAAGTCTGGCGGCTTCTCTTTCCTCAGCTTCTCTTTGCTCTCTCGCTCTCTGAGCTTCTTGTCTAGCGGCTTCTTGTCTAGCGGCTTCTTGTCTGGCGGCTTCCTCTGCCGCTAATCTATCATCATCGCCACCACCGGGCTCCGTGCCGCCAATATCCCCAGCGCCGTCGTAACCGCCGATCGTGTCGTCAGAGAATCCAAAGTCGTCTGCGCCGGTGTAGCCACCACCGCCCATGTCATAGCCCCTCTGCTCTGCGGCCGCCTCATCTTCAGAGCCGGAATTTCCACCGTCATCTCCACCCCCGCAGAAGCAGTACAGGCGGCCTAGCAGTTTTTCTTCAAATGACTTCATCGATCTACCTTGTATATTCCGCCTATCTGGCTAAACCCCATGCGCTCTAGGAGAGCGCCTGTTCTGTCCATAGACATTCCGGATGAGACGCCAACTTGGATTCGATTCACGTTTTGTTCGGTCGCCCATTTTTGGAATTCTTTGAGGAGCCGAATGCCTACTCGAGTGCCTCTGTACGCTTCACCAACATACCAGAGGAGATCTGATGCAAGGCGGTCATTGCCAAAATAGAATTCTGATACAGAGCCGATAAAGACACCCGATAGGGTGTCATTGTCATAGGCGCAGTACACGAATCGATTCGGGCTTTTGACGTTCATATCAAGCCATTTCAAAACCTTCTCTTCGTTCCAGTGAAGGGTTTGAAACTCACTCTCAGCATGCATCTTCTTGCCAAGCTGGCAAATCGGCCGTATATCGGCCTCTGTCCCTATCCGGTATTCCATATCTTAATTACCCTGCGATAAACTTCCTAATGTAGTCTACAGGACGATTAATGGCTCGGGCAAACTGCTCAACGCTAACACCGAGTTGGTTCATTGCTGAGATAAGTTCTTGTCTTTCTTCGGGCGTCAAGTTCTTCGATTGCTTGGGATCCAAAGAGATCCCATAGCTTGCCGCTATTTGCCGAACAAGGTCATCTGGGATGTTTTCTTTTTGAACAGGACCGCCTTTCTGAAAAGACTGTACTTCATTCATGTATTCCTGAAGGGCCCTAAAATAACGCTCCATCACTTCTTCTTCGCTTTGGCGAGGCACTTACCTGCGGCCTTACACTTGGCAACAGATGGACATGCGGCGCAAGGCTTAAACTTAGTCACCTTACCGCCCTTACTAAATCCTACTTTACCAGTTTGTGGATTCACTTTGGCCTTCTCACGAGTAGCACGGAGATCTTTCTCAGCAGTCGCCTGATTTGCAACAAAGGCTTCCGCTTTAGCCAGTTGACGCTTACGCTCGGCTGGGGTCATACCTTCTAATTCTTTTACGGCTTGCGCAGTGGTCAAGTTATCGAAGTCTGTTACTTTCTTGCCATTAGTGCCGTAAGTACGGGATGTCATTGACTTTAGCCGGGAGACCAAACCTTGTGCTTGTTTCTTTTCTTCTGGAGTCATTACCATTTCACCTTATGAGACCAATACTTAGCAGACAACTTGGTTGAGGGCTTCCCTTGTGCGTCATGACGAGCATAATACGATTTCTTTCGGGCTCTGTCTTTTGCGGTCTGTGGGTTCTTCCCAGCGCCTTTAACACCCTGTTGTCCAAAGCGGATTAGTTTATGCTGATCGCCTTCCTTTGCCATCACGACATGGGACTTTGTTTTATGGCTCGGCGTTCTCTTCGGCTTGTTCACGCCGCTGAGACCAAGCTCTTTCATCTTGTTTTTAACGCGATCAGGAGTGGCCATTATTCGAAAAACATGTCAGCTTCAAGGAGGTTGGTCATTACAAAATAAACGCCAAGCCGAGTGATGAATCCGCTATTCGGAACTGGGAACACATTTGCAAAGGTGTCATTGGCCGAAACCCCTTTGCACATCAACCAGCGCTTTGGATTCTTTTGGTTCGGACCATCGTTTGCGACATAAATACAAGCTGGATCATTCGTAATCGTGTCGGAGTTCAGCATTGTTATTGTAAAGGCATCAGCGGTGGTCACTGTAATGGAGTAATTCCCGGAAGTTGCCGTACCCCCAGTCCCAGTGCTGAAACAAATACCAACGACATCACCTGTGGATAATCCATGACCGACATCGGTGACCGTTACTGTTGTACCGGACTGGCCATAAGTGCCTGAGACAGGCGCTGTATCGGTGTCAAAAACCGTAAGCTTGCCCTCGCTAGCGGTCCCAATAATCGAAAATTCTTTAAGCCGATGTGGGCCGAGGACGGCAAATCCGCTCTCGCGCTTACTAACTTGAAAAACTTGAGATAAGCTGTCCACGAAATTTTTCCTCTAAGAGCGGGGCCTTTCGACCCCTTTTGTATTACGGATTATCAGCAGTGGTATACGCTGATTGAATGTCTGACTGAGACATTAATTAATCATTAAGCAACAGTTGCGCCAGTATTCGCTACAAGAGCCCAACCTACAGTTGAGTTATAAACGAGCATAACTGAGTCACCAGCATCATTGAATGTGATTGTAGACCCATTGGCAAATGTAGTCGGAGTCAATGTGCCGTCGCCTCCATCAACAACCATAGTGATGATTTTGATTTGTCCCGCTGTCCCATTAGCAAGGGTCAAAGCATCTGCGCCAGTTGTTGTGATCTCTGTAATTAAACTGGTCAGATTCACTGCTCCGGCACCCGAGAGTGCTTGGATGCTACCAGTTATTGCACCAGTCAAGGCACCTGTTACGTTACCTGTTACGTTACCTGTTACGTTACCAGTAACTGCGCCAACGAAGCCGTTATTAGAGTTCACTGGTCCTGTGAAAGTTGTATTAGCCATTTGGATTCTCCTGTCGTGGCCAGAGTCAAAAGTGCAAATGCACCCTTGTCAGGAATAAAAAGGGGCCCGAAGGCCCCTTATATTTAGTCGGCTCCGGGAGAGCCGTAGATGCCTAGTGGATCTGAGACACCGAATGAATAACGCTCACGCGCTTTGTAGCGCACGTTACCTGTGTCAAAGTCACCATCCATTGAGGTTTGCATCGGAGTCCGCACGAAGTGCTTCATGCCGTTTGGTACATCAGTGATGAGGAACCATGCATCGGTATCGGTCAAGTAGTGGTTGACACGATATCCCTCAGGGATTGATCCATTGCTCTTGATCGCGTTCAGATCGTTGTCCGCCGTTGCTGTACGCAGTTCTGTCTCAAGGAGACGAGTTGCCACGAACATCAATGAAGGGGGAACAACCAACTTGCGAGGACGAGCCGCAATCAACAACCCACGCTCATCTGTATAACCGGCGATGTCAATCACTGCCTGCTCAAGCGAAGTTTCGTTGAGGTCGGCCGCAACAGACGGACGGTTTGAGTTCAGGGTACCACCAACAGTCGGGTGAGAAGCGTTGAACAATGTCACGCCATCTCCAGACTGGAAGGTGGTAAAGCCTGTATTCAACAGAGAAGCGGCCTTTGTTTGCTTGGTATAAGCCATTGCGCGAGCAAGTGCCTTTGTATACCGTGCAGACAATGAGTCGTACAGGTTATCTTCCATCGCTTCTTCAGTGATAGAGAAACCCATCGCAACTGTTTCATGGCTGTAACGAGCCGTGAATGCTTCTTGTGCTGAGTCGTATTGGATTGCAGAACCTTCGTTCTTCACAGGAGCGGCGCCAAAGCCTGACAGCTTGACTTCCTCCTCGAATGAACGATCCGAGTTTTCGGTCTCATAAATTTCTGCATGTTCGTTTTCGTACTTGCCGTACTCCAAACCGAACAATGCATTCAGACCGGGTAACAGCTCTTTAAGGAGCTGGGAACGTGAAATAGCCATTGTTTAGCTCCTTATGCTAATCCAAGCGGGTTATCGTAAGAATGAACACCCACGTTGAGTTTCACAAGAAACTCAGGGTAATCATCCGTCTCTGTCCCGGGGACCACTTCAAGGATCCGAACAGCCAATGTGGATGTTGCCGCGAGGCTTGCGCCATTCGCACCTACAACCAAATTCACGCCGGACTTCCCTGTTGATGTTGAACCCGATGTTCCAAAGCCAAGAGCGGCGTTCATGCCGACAGCGCCTGCATAACCAGAGCCGTCTGTTCCGCTGTTGAACGTGCCGAGACCGGCAGTTCCTTTGACTTGGTACACTGTATTAGGATCATCAGCAACACGCACAAACACTTGGGATGCACCACCGGTGACCAAGTTTGCTGGGACGTAGTTGTTGTATTGTACCTGTCCGTTTGAATCGACATAACGGCAACCAACGCAAACGCCCATAATTCCGGCTGTTGCGTCTGATGCACCGCTTACGTTGAATGCGACAGGTGATGAACCTTGAGCGCTTGGCTGACCCGCTGTTGACAAAACAACCAAATCGCCATTAAAAATGGCGGCTGAGTTATTTGCCTGCATTGGGAATTCGCGAAACGCACCATTAAAAGACGTGAAGCCGAGCTTATACTTCGGCACCAGTCCATAGGGTGTGCTTACTGAAGACATTTCATTCTCCTTACATGTCTAGTATGCGGCACCCAATGACACAATTATCAAGAGTTGCCGCGACCAAATGTGACCTTTGTGGTTCGTTCGGGCTTCAAGAGTGGCATACGTGAATCGTTTTCACGCATGTAGTTGTTATCTACAGACTCCATCTGCCGTTTAGCCATGTCACCATAGTAGTTGTTCCGGGCTTCGACGGTTTCTTTGCTGTTGCGACACAACAATAAACCACCGACTTCAACATTCCCTTCGAAACGAGAATCAATATCGGACATTACTTGGAGTTCAGGATGCTCACCTGCTGGTACAGGTTCCCATCCTTCCCGGAACTTTGCAGACACGTTTGTGTTATCTGCTTGCCCAAGTGTTGCTGTTCGGATCCACCGATAGGCGTATTGATCATTTCGCATTGGTTCAGGAACGCGAGAAGCTGGGGCCCATGATTTTTTGCGCGCAGTGGTTTCCCGGGTCTGCGATTCCCGTGGGGCTCGATCAGTCATTACTGCTTCTCCTTGAGTAATTGCGCCGCATATTGTTCGTTCGTGAGCCCGAGCCGCTTGGCGAGTGCGACTTGGGTTGTTGTCAGAGTTATTTTGCGTGGTGTTTTTGACGAACGACTCGCCGGGGCCACTACGGTGCCCGCACTCTGTCTTGGTGAGTCAAACTGATCTGGGAATGTGTTTCGAATTTCCTGATCAATTCGACGGTAATATTCTTGTGACCGAGGGTCCATGCCCTCGGAAACCAGCTCATCATGGACTCCCATGGCAAAGCTCGTCATTCGTTTGTTCTTACCAAACCACTGATTCCGTTCAGCCCATTCTACCGCTTCGCGGTCTGGTCTGTTCTGCTGTACGGGTAATACCGGAGGTTTTTGTGGCTGTGCTTCTTTTGGCTTGTAACGATCAAACTGGACTTTCTGAGCGGATAAAGCCGCTAGTTTTTCCTGTGCTTCAATGATCGCATCTGTGTCGCCAACTTCATACGCCTGCTTGTAAGCAGACTTGGCTCGGTCCAACTCCGCTTGAACGCGGACCTTTGCTTGTTGGACTAAGGCATTCTCGCCCTTTGTCAGGGTATGGCGTAATTTTTCGTTCTCTTCATGAAGTCTCTTAAGGGCATTTGCCGCCTCATTAGAGATGCGCTCGGCCTCTTCTTTGGCTCGGCGTTCTTCATGGTATTCGAACTTTAGTTTCTTGATTCGGTCTTGAACTTTTTCTGAGTAGTTCGAGATTTCATCATCTTCTGGAATCTCTGGCTCTTTCCCTTCTTGACGCCGGGGTCTCCCTCGGTCATGTTCAGGGGTATCATCAATGATCTCAACCTCGAAATCATCTGAGGTTTCCAGTTCTACATCTTGATCTAATTGACTCATACGCGTTCAATGCTCCTTGGATCTTCAACAATTGCTTCCACTGAATCATCATTGATTAAGCGGAACTCATGTCCCTTCACCTTGAAACGTGTGCCGGTGTAGGAACGGAACATGACCCAATCGCCCGGCTTACAGTAAGGGGCTGTTGGGAATTTGTCTGAATCAAAATAAGCATCTTCGCCAAGCTCGATCACGTACCCTAAGATGGATGCGACCGATTCTTTGTTGCGCGTGTTTTCCGCGATGATAATCCCGCCTTGCGTTTTTTCTTCAACCTGAGGGCAGGCAACAAGGATTTTGTATCCCCGTGGAATTGGAAGGAGTTCTGCAATCTCTTCAATAAGATCGTAATCTTTAACTTGCATCATTCTCTCGCTTACGGTTAGGTGGGTCCGCAGTACCCAGCACCACTTTTTTGTGGCGTATTTTTTACCAATTAAAGTATAGCATGACTTGACAAAGGTTTTATTCTGACTTGATTCGCTCGACCAAGTCCACCACGTCACGCTCAATGATGGCAAATGCCTTTACCATACCGGTCATGTACTGGTAATGTTCCCAACTTTGGCAACCGCCTGTTGCTAAGTAATCAGCCACATCATTCATGTTGCTACGGATCTTCTCTTGAATGTACTCAAGTTCGCCCATGCTGTTCTCCAAAAAAGTGCAATTGAACTTTATGTATTCTGAGAGATTGACTTGGCAATTTCAACCCCAAGTTTCACGCCTTCCATTTGCTCTTCTCTGTCAAGCCTGTCTTTTTCGGACGCCACTCTCACACCCAGTCGCGCCCCTTCTTGGCGCTCCTGTGACGAAATGCGTTCGAGTTCAACTTCGCGACTCGCCTCTTTGTTCTGGATTTCCGCTTGGAGCTTTGCCATATCCATCTCACGCTTGTGATTGAATTCGGCTTCTTTAAGCGCGATTTCCCGCTGTTGAATTTGTGTAAGCGGGTTCTGCTGTTCTTCTTGAGACTGTTTTTGTGCCGCCTCAGCTTGATCCTTCTGTAGCACCTTTTCAGCGGCTTGAGCAATAAGTGGAGCAAGATCGCGCTCCACATCTTCAGGGAGAAGAACTTCCGATTCGGGAAGAGGAACACCCAATTGCTTCTCGACTTCTTTTCGGTACTGGAGGGCGACGTGTTCTGTGACGTGTTCAACGATTGCCCCCTGTATCGCACCGGCAAAGGGTGACTGTCCAACAATTTCGCGGATCTTTGGATCGTTCATCATTGCCATGTGTGTGGCAATGTGTGCTTCGTGATCCTGATATGCAAAGGCCTTTGTCGGCTCTTGCTTGAGGATCATCATGTTTTCGGTCACTGGATCGTTTGGCTTGATGTCTTCTGGTAACTTGACGATCTCATCTGCGTTCGGGATTGACAATGTCTCGAGCATTTGCCGATGAAGCATTCCCAAGTTGTACAACTGTGGCGCTTGTTGCGCCAACTGAAGGGCCGCTTGATACGCAATGATCCGTTGTGATGTGGTCGCAGAGTTTGGATCTGATACGGGCGTGACATCCACGCGTCGATCAAAATCATCAACCCTTGAAAACTGACCATCGAGATCATAGTCATATGTTGCTGGCATGTGATCATGGATGATCTGTGCCAGTATCTTCAGTTCTTTCTTAAACGAATGGTGGATTCGGGCTTGGACCCCGCTCATTACTTTGAGGGATCGCTCTAAAAGGGCAAGCGTGGTTCCAACGGGCGCGTTCTGGTTTGCCGATGAAATGTCCACATCAGCCACTGACCCAATCCTGCGTCCTTCATCAACAATATTGCCAAGCAAGTTATACAGAACACCAGATGGTTCCTTGTATGGAAGAGGGTAAATATTGTCTCGGATCGCTCCTCCGGGGATATCGACATCTCTCCACTCGCCCGGGCTGAGAGGGCTGTCGTCCCCTTTAATACGAAGACCTCGAGCCTTGAGTCCAGCGGGTAGATTTGAAAGCGTGCCGGCGTCTACAAGCTGTCTAAGGATAGATGTGGCGGACTTTGCCAGTCCGCCAATCAAATGGATTAAACCAATCCCATAAAATCCAAGCCCGGGGAGGTAGCGGTAATGCACGAAATGTTCGCGCTTTTGTTTTTTCGTATCATCCTCAAACCAGTTCTTTCGGATTGAAAGAACTGTTCTTGATGACTTATCTATCGTGATAACGTAAGGGCGGGCAATGCCATCAGGATCACTGTATGGTTCTGGTAAATCATAATCAACGTGCATCTCAAGGATGGTATGGCGGTCATCGTCCTCAATGCCAACCGAAGACTCCCCTTCCAGCTCATTGTACTTCTCCTCGATGTCTGAGAATTCAGGTGCTGGTTCGGGCAATTCAGTATCGCGGTAGAACCCATTGACCATCAGTTTTCTGACATCATTCTGACTTTTCTTCATGACGTGGGTATATCTATCTGCCGTCAGCAGGTCAGCCGCACCGTAAGACACCACGAAGTCTTCGGCAGGAACGAACATAGAGACAGGGCGCTCAAGCATAGGGTCAAAGTAGGCTTTCTTGAACGCGGAACCAGCCATTGGAACGCGGAACAACATTTGTTCCATTTCATCTCGGTACTCAGACATGTTTTCAGTGAGCTGATAATTCATCTCATGTTCAACACGGGATGCTTGTTTAATTTTTTCTTCGTTGACATGGCCCATGATTTTTGTGCGGACGGGGCCACCAGCAGGGAATAACTCTGTGATTGCCTGCGCTTGAAAGCGGACAACCGCTTCTATGAGGACGGGATGATACACGCCACATGCGCCCGGCCATGGTTGATCTCGGTCTTCGATTTTAAGACCCAGAAGATCGAGTCCTTTCATGTAGACTCGGGCCCAGTCTTTCCGACTCTCCCGATCACTGTTGAACTGGTCTACTAGTTCGGATCCAATCGAATCCAGTTCATCTTCATCAAGAAACTCAGCAAAGTTTGAATTATGTTCAGGACCCATAATATCTTCCTGCATATCCGGGTCCATGATGACTGTGACCGACCCATCGTCTTCTTCGATCGTGATCGCGTCTGGGTTCACCACTTCAATTTCAAGAACTTCTTCATCCTCGAAATCATCCATCATTTCTGGGATTAGACTCGGTGTCATGGGCTTGTCAATGGCCATCAGTAATACTCAACCCTTCGCTTATAGGAGACTTCTTCGTCCCGTTCATCCATGTCCGTCCGTAACCAGCCGCCTTGGCGGAAACGCAGAAGAGCCTGCGTCATAGAGTCCACGAGGTCATCGTGGTCACCTGCCGGAAAAGCGGCACATTCCTCAATCAATTCATCTGCCCATCTGGTGGGTGGAGCCCACACCATGCCAGATGCAAACAGATCTGTCACGGCATTCACTCGGGCAATTTTATCTTGCCCTCGAGACGGGGTAAATTCCGTGACCGGGATCCCCATCGCACGTAATTCAAAAATCAGTGGGGCACCGGACGCCTTCTTTTCGACGATCATCTGGTCCGGCTCCCACTGCCAATAATGCTCGTAGGCCACTTTCTTGAGTTCGGGGAACTCGTATTTATCTTTCAGGCTATCCAATAATATCAAATTTGGGACCTCATTGCCTGTCGAGTCAGGGTGATAAAACACACCCCATGTGGTACAGGCAGAGTAGTCAGAGCGCTGTGTCTTTAAAAATGCGGTGTCCCAGCTTTGGATAATCGCGGTGCAGGTGGGAGGTTCTTCATCCTCCCAAACATTCCACCATTCCCGTTTGATTAGAGCGCCTTCCTCAGAAGTTGGATTCTGTTGGTACTGCGCGTTCCATTTTGAAACCGGCAACTCGGCCTTGAGGGCCTCGAGTTGCTCGATCGGCCAGAACTCTGGCCATAAAGGTTTGCCCGAAGGAAGGATCGCGGGCAACTCAATCACTTCCCATTCATCCGCGCCAACCTTCTGGGTTGATGACTTAATGATTTGTCCTGTGAGATCTCGGGTTGACCATCTGGTCATCACCACAATGATAGACCCGCCGGGCTGTAACCGCTGTCTCGGGCCTGATGTATACCATTCATAGACCTTGTCGTAGACATCTGGGTTGTAGGCGCCCATGGCGGCCTCTTGTTCGGAGTGGGGGTCGTCAATAATCAGGATATCGGCACCCTTACCGGTGACCGCACCACCCACACCGATCGCAAAATAGTCCCCATTCTTTGAGGTAGACCACCGTCCTGCGGCTTTGGAGTCTGCTGATAGGGATATATTTGGGAAAACTTCAGTGAAGTCCGGGTTTTCAAACAGGTTTCGGACCTTTCGGCCGAAACCAACAGCCAGTTCAGCGGTGTGTGCTGTCTGAATCACCTTCTTTTCTGGGTGGTTGCCTAGGAACCATGCCGGGAACAGATAGGATGCGAACTCAGACTTGGTATGCCGGGGTGGCATATTGATAATCAGGCGCTTGAGTTCCCCTTTTGCCACCCTCTCGAAGGCATTTGCCATAATCTTGTGGTGATCGCCCGCGATAAACGCGGGCCAGACATGCCGAACAAAGTCTAAGAAATCGACACGGGCGTTTTCACGTGTTCGGGCCATTGACATTTGTTCAACAAGGGCAAGAATCTCCCGTTGTTCTTCGGGCGGGAGATTTTTAATCTTGCCAATGTAGTTAGATAGATCAGTCTGTGGCATCCATGATGGCCTTTTTGCCGGTTTCTAAGGCAAACACGATCTCCGCGACCGACCCCATCGAAGAACACACAATCAAACGGTCTTCACCCTCTGCCCAGCCAACCAGCACAAGACCGCTAAACTCAATCTGCTCGCTGATATTTGTCAGCATTTCCTTTGGATCGATGTCCATTGAGGTCTCGCCCGGAAACTGAATCACATTACTCATCGGTTTCTTGCCCTTCATCTCGAGAATCGGGGCAGGCCTCAGGACCAGATTCGTCCATTTCTTTCAAGACAGAACTGGCGAACTGATCAAGAATGGTTAACACCTGTTCTGCATTAGACTCTGTATTGATGGTGACCTCGTAACTGTACGGGCCGTTTTCATAATGAATTGAGAAGTACATGTGGGCTCCTAGGAAAAAGGGGCCCAAAGGCCCCTGCATTGCAGTTGGGAGGAAAGCATGCATTTGTATTCTACCACAGGTTATGTCCCTTGTCCTAGGCTGACACCTAAACAAGTGAGCTGGTAGTTAACGACAGGTTGGCCTATCTGGCCAATGAGAAGTTCACGCGCCCGAAGACAGTCTTGTTCTGTCATGAAGGTGGCCTCGTGCCGAACATAAAACCCGCCCTCAGCCCCGAGAAGGAGGATTAGCAACCAAGTTGTCATGGTTTGCCCTCTCTCTATAGTCAGTATATATACTATACATATACTACTAAGCACCCCCCTAAAGGGGGTGCTAGATTACTGTAAGTAGTAATCTATAGGCATAGAAATATTATATACCACACTTCAGGGCAAGAATCAACCTTGTCCGCGATATTTTTTGTAAGACCTTCGTTCATGTTTGTTCATGGATGAGGTTTTGTTCTTGCCACGGCCAATCTTGGTTCGCTTGGCAATTGGTTCAGGTCTCCACACTTGTTCGGTCTTCTTGGTTTTCGCCATCTCATTTTCTCAAAAATATATCCCGGGTGGGTCTGGGGACCCACCACCGATTCCTAGAACGGCTCTAAAACGCATTCTAAGGCTCTCTACGCGATTTTAACAGAAGGGGTGGGGGGTAAGTATTACTGACAGGGCAAGAAGGGGATAGGGGCTGTTAAAATTTGGTGATGGGGTGTGTGGAAT